GTCTGAAAGAATCATAAATCTTATGGTAAAGGGTAAGGAAGTAGAGATGCATTTTATCAGTAAAACAATAATCATCAAAATCATCGACATGTTCAACATCGGGGTCAATATAATGCATAGAAAAATTTTCATAGGTACGATGAAGGGTTCCAGTAAGGGTATTAAGGAAAAGATAAGATCCATCTACATCTTCAACAATAAGAGCAAAGCCAGAATCATTAAAATCAGATTGAGTCAAACAATACAAAATAGTTCTAGAATCATTATAAAGATTATTATAAGCAGCAAGATCAGCAATGGAATATAATCCTTCATCACCAGGTTCACACGGATTTCTAACTTTAAGTTTACGCATAAATCTATAAATACTACGATCTTGACGATATTTTGCACAAGAAGAGGTCCAATCCTGTTCAAGATATACTTTTGTTAAAGTATCAGGAACATCTCCGGGAATGATGTCTATGTAATGACCATATTCATCATCTCCTTGAGCGGCTGCAAGACCGGCTTGAAACATATCATGTTTGATCTTCATTGCTTCAATAATATGTCTACAGATATCATCAATCGTAACTTTCTTAGTAGATGTATTCTTTCTATAGGAGTATACTTCTCCTGCTGTTTCTGCAAGATCTAACCATTTAAAATCATTATCAAAACCATCTTTAGGAACACTCTGACCAGCAATTTTAGTAAAGCGAATAACAGTAAAACGACGATGTAAAGCATCAATACAATTAATTGTAGTACTGGAAGTTGGCCAAATATTTGAAGAAGCTAGAAGTAATTTAGAAACATACGGTTTGCCTTTTTCACTCAATTCAGCTTGACGGGTAGGAAAAACAACACAAGATATAAAATTTAACATATCCTTATGATCTAAGTGATCTACTCTACTAAACAAATCATCAACAGCATGAATTTCTTGACCATTATATCCCTGATGGTAGTCATCAGTAGTATTTTGTTGCCATGTGGTCCAATCATCAAAGTCATCCATAAAAAGATAATCATCCTTATTACTATATTCACTCTTGTAAATTTTACCTATTCGAGATTTAATTTGGCACATAAGTTGACTTTTTCCTAATTTTGGAAGTCCATGAAAAAGAAAAGCGACAGGTTCTTGTCGACGTCCATTTGTTGCACGCACATAATCAATAGCAGCTTTCATTCGAATATAACGAGTATTAAATTGCATCAAATCAGCACAAAAATTAGTATTTCTAATGGACATATAAACTCCAGTATCTACTTGTTTCTTAATTTCCTGAATCTTATTATAACATTTCATAAAATCTTTAAAATTCTCATCACGAACAAAAGCTACACTTTTAGTAGCTACCAAAGCTTCGAACTTTGGTGTTTTCTCAATAATTTCAATCATTCCATTACGAAGTTCTGTGATAGCTTTAGCCTTAGAAGTAATATCAAAACCAAATTCAGACAGGACGTCACCAAGAATATCAGCAAGTTTATCGAGAGATTCCATTTCTTTTGTAGTATTATTCAAATTAGTAGTAAATTTTGCAATAAATGGAACCGGAGAATATTTGCCAAGAAAAGAAGCAAGGAAAACCATAAGTTTCTTAGTATTTGTAAAATTACTTTGTTCTTGAGGCTTCTTAGAAAAGAAATCGGAGATATAATTAATTAGTCCTGTATCCAATCCGAGAATAGAGAGCAATGGAATTACGTGAGTTATTAGGCCAGCCATTGATTCAGATGTTGAGATTCCTGTAGCACAGGCAAGGATGGCAGGCCAACTATGTTTTATTCTTGCTGAAAAAGTTTCAACAGTAACTATTTTATCAGCATGCTTCTCAAGTTTTCCGAGAGTTTCATGTCCAGCGTTAGTAAATTTTGTAATAGAATTTAAGGTTTCAATCAAATGGGGTACAAATTCTTGCATAGAAGATACTGACGTGGCAGCACCTTCAATTTCAGGAGCCATTGAACGTAAGACTGAAGTTGTTTCATTTATAGCAGTTTTTACATCTGCAGCAGTCTCCTCAATAGATGTAAAACATTTATTGAGATTTTCAACGGTGCCTCTACCAGGGATGTAATCGTATATTCCCTGTTCTTCTCCCTCTTCCACATTAACTGGAGGTCTATAATCGTTAACATGGTCGAGGAAATCTTGTACAACCTTTCCATTTCCACGCAAAATATTTCGCAGAGTACGTGCATTGTTATTGAGCTTTATGTAGTCAACAACAGTAACACTATCCACAAGATATTTTACATACAAAAGGATTTGATCCAAATACTCAATCTTGGTTGTCAGATTAAGCAAAGTAAATAAAAGAGGTTTTCTTTTATGAACTGGGATCGAGAGCAGAAGCTCTTGGAAGTCTGAAATAATATCAAACAATGACAAAAATTTGTCAAATTTTAGATGGAACATCTTATCAAGCAGAGTTGTAATTAGCTTGTCAGTAGCCTCATCTAGAGGTACACACAATTTGTGCGTTTGTTCAGGGAGTGAACATTTTGTATCAAAAGAAGGTTTGACCTTCTTATTGATA